TTCGACAGTACTCCATGGACCTGTCCCGAACGCTGCGAGATCCATCTCTCAGCGTCGAGACTATGCTCGAACCATGGGCCACCACCTCATCCAGGAACTCACTGGCCGCTTCCCGCGCACTCGACGCCCCGGAATTCACCTTCTCCAGAGCCCTCGCCCACTGATCCGGGAAGACGTCGTGGCAGCCTACTTCATAGCCCCGTACGTACGTCCCCTCGGCCAGCGGCTCAATGCTCCCTCTGATCAGGGCCCTGCCGAGGCCCTGACCTAGTGAGCGCACGTTATCCAGCCAGTTGGCGGCCAACCCGCAGTCAGCCATCAACACGTGCGCAAACACGAGGGTGTGTAGCGCCCCGCCCGCCCCATCCGCCAGGTCCCTACACGGGAAGTTCGGATTGCGGCCGAGCCAGGCTGCTACGGAGCGCACCGTCGCCAAGTAGTCCACCCTCCATACCCTCAACTGCCTGGCAGATGCGAGGGCCTCCATGGAGAGGTGAATTTCCTTCTCTTCGATGACCCTGTCAGTGGCTGACATGGACACCGTGCAACGGTAAGTAGCCTCGTGAACAACACCCCCATCTCGAGGGGCATTGACCATTCGCCTGGAGGCTCCGCACCTCCATTTCCGAATCACCTTGGTCTCCTGTGGCTCAACGGTGTAATACGGGGCTACCCGAGTGAGGACGCACCTCACCACATGCACCGGGAGCTCGAGACCCAAGAAGGTGGTGTCAAGCCCTGCGCGGGTTCGAGAAAAACCCATGGGCTGCACGACATTGTTCTCGCTCTCCCAGTTGAATGCAATGAAGAAGAACTCCTTGGGAAGAACGGACGGGTCAGGTGTCTCGCCATTCAGAAACTCCTTTTCCTTCATTCCCTCAGCGTTCTCGCGCTCGCACTCCGCTCGAACCTCCGCCATCCTGGCTTCTCTCGCCATCTCCTTCATGGCATCCCGAGCGCCCGCTTGGGCGGAGGCTTCACGAACAACCTCACGCACCAGAGCTGCTGGGGCGGAGGTGTTCTTATCCCTCTTCAACTGCACACGCGGCGGAGGAGCCTGCTGAGCAGGGTCACTCTGATGAAGAGGGGCCGAAGAAGGACGTTCCTTCTTCGGGGGACCCGGGTTGATCTCCACCCCTCCTCTGTTCAGGAGGGTCTCAAGCTCAGCCCGCGTTTGGGTCCGGTTCTCAGGCTTCTTCTTCCTACACCTATGCTCTTTCGCCTTGCGCTTGAGCTGGTTCTTGTCCTGGGAAGCCTTAGGACCTGGATTCGGTTCCACCCCCCCGCGAATTAGGAGATCGCGAAGGAATGCCAGAAAATCTTCAGTCTCTACTGCACACAAGCGGCAAAAGGCGTCTCGCCGCTGGTATAGACTGGCAATCTCTCCTGGTTCCGCGTAAGGGACATCATATCCCCTGTCCCAATCGCGGAAGAGCTCACGGCATCTTTCGGCACTAACCCTTGTGACATGGGTGCCGTGACGGACCCGATACAAATCCATCTGCACCTGTAGGAGCCTATCTCTCTGAGATGCAGGATCAAGTCCCTTCGCCCTACAACGGAGTGAAAAGAGCTCCTCTGACATACGAGCCAGTCTTGGGGAGTTCCGAGGGACCTGCGAATAAGTGTTGGTTTCTAATTCCTCCTTTCTTGCGTCCAGGGCTTCTGGACTTGGCGTGGGAAAGAGAACTCTCGAGGTAGAAAGAGGTCTCTTAAAGGTGTCACGGCTCGCTGCGGTAAAGCAGCAAGATGTGTCCATGTTCGC